GTTGACACACAACTAACTGGTGTAGCCATTTCAATGGGAGCTGGAATGTGTAACATAGCTGTTATGTATCAAGGGATGACTGCCCTATCTTTTAGTGTGAGTCGTGGTGGTGATTGGGTTGATGAAAATGTTGCTATGGATACAGGTGTATCAAGAGCTAAAGTTACAAGTATAAAAGAAACTTCAACTACACTTGATTTATCTTCTGCTAATTACCAAAACATTTACGAGGAAGATACAGACGAAGCTAATGTTCTGATTGCTATCCGTTCTTATTATGGTGCTCTTGTGAACTATCTTTTAACTAACCTAAAGGTTCAGTTTGAGGGTGTTGAGAATGTTCCTAACTTTCCAGATCCAGTTCCTATCGTAATAGGTGGTGGTACTTCTTTGGTTAAGGGATTCTTGGATGTGTTCAACGAACAATTTGACCAAAATGATTTTCCGATTCCTATTTCTGAAATCGTACACATAGAAGATGCTCATACTGCAGTTGCTAGAGGGTGTTTATCTGAGGCACAATTAATTGAAGAAGATGAAGAAGATTAATGAGAACACTACGTCAAATGGTTCTCCTGGTACAAAGGGATATACTGGATATGTCCCAACAGAAAAGTACAACTCTTATAAATCAAGGTTGGCTAAAATAATAAAGAAAACTACTGGATATGATTTGGTGGATTTAGAACCATTAGATCCTGATACAATTGACGTAAATGATAATGAAATAAACAAAGACGATGTTACAGACATTAATATTTCTACGGATAAAAGACACAAAGAACTTACAAAAGACTTTGAAAAACAAATGAAAGAAAGTTTACCTAAATTGAAAGATTTAATATTATAATGAAAAGTAAACGAAAGGGTTACAAAATGTTTCAAAAGAAAAGAAAAAAGAAAAAACAATCATCCTTACTTTTTGTGGATGCTACAAACAAAAGTCCTGAAAGAGCTATATCAGAATTCAAAAGAAAAGTAAAAAACTCTAATCTACTTAAAGAGTTAAGAGAAAGAGAATTCTACGAAAAACCATCCGCTGCACGAAGAAAAAAAAGAAAGTTAAGACTAGCTAAAATCCGTTCTTTACATTTAGATGATTAGGTTTTCTTTTTTTCTATATACTTATATGTAACCTCAATACTCTGTGTGTGTACAGAGTCTAAAAAATTAATCCTTAATTAAAGTTCCAGAATAACTTTATTCCAATACAAATAGTATGGGAGACATTATTATGTCTGATTTATTAAAAGAAGCTATCGCTGACGCTAAAGCTGTTCGTGAAACTGCACTGCAAAATGCTAAAATGGCTCTTGAAGAAGCATTTACTCCACATCTAAAATCTATGCTTTCTGCTAAACTTGCTGAAGACGAAATCGAAGAAGACGAAGACGTTTACGAAGGTGAGCATGAAGAAGACGAAGACGAAGATGACGAAATGGGTGAAATGTCAAGCAGACCTGACAAAATAGGAAGAGAAGATGACGATGATGAAGATCCTGAAGAAGGTATGCATGATGATGATGATGGAGAAGAATCCTCACGCCGTGAAGATGATGACGATGAAGAAGTCGATGAGGCTGAAATCATTGAAATCGATGGTGTGAAGTATGCTCCAGTTGTTTCTGAAGAAGAACATGAAGACGAAGATGAAGAAGTTGAAGAGTCTGAAGAACTTGATTTAGAAGCAGTAATCAAAGAACTTGAAGAAGAGCTAGAAGAAGCTGGTGATCCTGGTGATGAAGAAGAATCTGTCAACGAAGGTCCTGATGAAGAAGAAGAAAAAGTCGAAGAAGAAGTTGTGACCGAAGATGACGATGAAGATGACGATAAAGAGAAGCAAGATGAACAATCTACTTCCTCTGGTATCGGTAAAGGCACTGGTGTAAAACAACCATCCGCTGGTGATGAAGAAGATCCTGGTAAGGGTAAGATTCATGCTCAGAAGGAATCAGTTGACAAGCTACAAGGCGAGCTTAAAGAGTACAAGGAAGCTGTTTCTTTCTTAAGAGACAAACTTCACGAAGTTAACATCCTTAATGCTAAACTTCTATATACCAATAAACT